TCGTCTCTGCCCTCAAATATACCTTCGATACCCATGATTATCTCTGATTCTAACATGGACAGTTTATGGCCGCTAACACGCTGGAAAGATTCAAGGTCATGCCATGTAAGCATGTCCCTTGGGTAAATGTGAACCACATCATCTTTTATGCGCCGTATGAATTTTAAGCTACGGTACTTTTCCATCAGCCCGGTAAAAATCAAGGGGCACTCTGGCCCCTTATCTTCCTTCTTTGCGGCCTGACTTATAACGCCCATCGCCAGTAATGCCGCCTCATGACTTGCTGCTATGCTGTCAAACTTTTGCTTCTTTTGACTGTCGACATAGAGCCATTTGGCGAATTCATACAGCGCGTCTACTTTGCGTTTAGCTTTTCACGACTCTCAATGTGATAAGCTGAAACCTGCTCGGCAAGGCCACGGAACTGGTTCATTAGCTCCATAAATGAATCTTCGCTAAACGGGTCTTCCATTGACCATCCAGTGACGATTGCGAGTGCAAACTCTTTGTTCAGAGGCTCAACGGCCCATGCTCGCTTAGCGTTCCATTCGGTGAAGTCAGCCTTCTCTCTGCATTTAGCTTCAATGTCAGCCATGCTGTCATCAAGCCCCTGGATAGCTAACGTGTATGCGCGTCCAGCCTGAATGGCTGCATCGCAGTCTGGACCTCTTACCTGCAACCATTCCCCTGAGTCTGTCCCGTCAGGTAGTTTGATTGGCATTCTTGTTCCGGTCTCATGTTTATCTGCAAAGTAAAAATCTTTGAGTTTCATCTTTGTTCCCATTGGTTAAGTGTTTGGTGGTTTGGTGAATCCTCGGCAGGCGGTAACCAGTCGCTTTTCGGGTATGACCCTATCCGAGGAATATTCTAAACAAATTAGTTGCAATACTGTTCATTAGTGCTATCATCTTCTCATAAACATGAGGGCATTTAAATGACAGAACTCTTCGCAGTTGTATCAATGATTATAAACGCAGTGCTGCTTTTCTTCATAGTGAGAAAGGCGTCAAGGGCATCAGATGTTATCGCCGCACTTAATGCAATAGAGCGTTGCGTAAAAAAAGATGAGCCAAGCGCCATCAAACAGTTAACAGATGAACGAAATGAAAGAGGCGTAAAATGAAATTAATCGAATCCATGGAAACACACACATGGCTGCCTGAGTGCGACATACCAAATAGCATCAAGGAAATTGATGTTATTGCATACTTACTTACAAGGCATGGATATTCAACAAGTAAAGATGCGAAAGAGGATGGCATTAATGCCAAGAAAGTAACGTTTTCCGTAACTATTAGCATAAAGAGCGTGGAGTGAACAAAATGAAAAGAATCACCGCAATTGCCATCGTAGTTTCTGCCGTTCTTGGCTGCTCATACGTCGGCGGAGCCAGCGCAGCATCTCCGGTATGTGAGCAGATGTTTAATGACTCTGCGCTGGTTTCTTCTGGCTTGTACGATAGCCTCGCTAAAGGCACGCCAGCGGAAGCTGAAGATTACAAGCAGTCCACCATTGAGGCCTGCAAGTCAGCAGTAGACTTTGCGCGCAATGGAGGCGGTCCTGCACCTGTTGCACACATGCTGGCTAAGAGCGTTACGCACAAAGATTCACTGGATAGCCTGCTGTCGCTGACCCGCGTAGACGTGGTGATGAAGGGCTGGGCTTTCGGGGCGGAGAAGTGATTATGTTTAATTCCGGACAGTTAATCCGCAGCAAGAGATCAGACAGATTTTTTATCGTTGAAGATTGGCCATTCGCGTACCCAATACGAAACGGGCGCGTGAATCCCAATCCTATACCGATAATCCATACGGAGTTGGTCTTGATTGGCAACAACTACAAAAATCTAACACCCCAGCACGCTGATGGAGAGGAATGTGGACGAATCAAGAAAGCAGTTTGAGCAAGAATTTGCAAGAATCAACCGCATCCCGCTTGAGGATGTGATTAGTTGCAGGTACGAAGACGATTATTGGGATGAAAGCCATCTGAACACGCGTGGTATATCCATGGCGTGGAAGATTTGGCAGGCATCTCGCGCAGCTATCAAGATTGAGTTGCCAGATATTGAGGTCATCACAGGTAATTACACAGCCCCCGGTGATGGGTGGGAAGTTTACGATGCTCAGGAAACTGACAAAGCCATCCGCGCCGCTGGAATCAAAGTAAAAGGGGCCTAAGCCCCTTTCTTTTATGCGTAAGCGATACGCTGAACAACAATAGACGACAGCAATTTATTACCGGTAGCTTGTCCTTCAATTGTCAACGTTACCGACTCAGGGCCGCCAACTTCTGGCGTTGCCGCCGTCAGCTCGGCGCGCTTCAGAGTGAAAGACATCGCCCCAGTTACACCAGACAGAATCGACGTCATCTCAACCTGGGTTTCATTCAGGAAAAGATTCAGCAGAGTCATGTCATACAGCTTACCTGCCAGAGAGAAGGTGTTGGCTGCACGACCGCGCTCAACGAATGCCACGCTGTCATTTCCCAGCTCAAACTGCGCTGACGTTGCGTTATCGTTGGTGATGGTAAAGGTGTCAATCAGCTTCAGCGGCGCGGTGCCGTTAAAGGCTGACACGTCAACACTCGCGAACGGCTCTGCATCAAAGCTGTACGGGAATGTTGAGCCGGCAGGCAGTGCGCTAAGGACTTCCTGCGACAGGCCGATGAACGGGAAGCTACCGGTTACCATGGCATTAACCGCCTGCTCAATGGAGAAGCCGGAGAACTCAACACCCTTCGTCAGCAGGTAAGCATCAGCTGTTCCGCACTTGCCGGTGAACACGGTCAGCACTGAGTAGGTTTTACACAAGTTACCGGTTTCCAGCTTGTCGCCAATAATCAGGTCAGTGGTAACATCCGTTTCATCTGTTAGCGCATGCGGAATCCCTGCGCCGGTTACCACCAGAGCGGAGACTGCTGTGACGATAAACGGCTTCGCGTTATCACCAGCCAAATCAGGGAAGGCAATCAGGTCTCCAACTTCCACGGCGGTAGTGAAGTCGCCAGCGGAACGCGTGAAGGTTTTGCCTGAAGCAGAAACGTCAATTGTCAAACCGGCAACAGTAGAACCCGCAACCCATGAGCTCGTCATTGCGCCAGCAAGCAGCTCATCCTGGCTCTGTGCGCTCAGTTCGATCGCAAACTCACCGGTAATCTGTTTGTTGCCGGTGCGGATGGATGATGTTTCACGGCTGCCGTCCAGTTCGTTGGAAACCAGCGCGTCTCGGGTAAGCGCAGGGACGCCGCCTGTGTTACGCAGCGGATACCATGCAGGGTTTGCAGGGGTGACACCAGCAGTCACCTCTGGGATATAAAAGTGCGCCGTGTTCGCACCCTTGAACGGTTTGATAGACATAGCTATAACCTCTTAGTAAAGGCAATAAAATTAATCGACAAAGGGCGCTTGGCCCAGCCGTTCTCTACAATCAGCGGACCAAGGCTAACCGACTGCACTTCTGCGCAGATAGCGTTACGCTGGAACGATTTACAGGCCTTAAAAGCCGTATTAAGTAAGTCTGCCATTTTATTGATAGGCGCGCTACCTTTGGTGGAAGCAACATTAATATCAATCTGATAAATCCCGGCGCGCTGCTCGCTGAATCCAAGGTCAGACTGCTCCGTGTCAGCCAGAAGCATAAAGCTCGACAGATAAGGTGTCGCCGTATTAGTCGGAGCGTCGATATTCTCCAGGGCTACCGCGATGCTGTTGGCGGCGCCAAATGACATAAGCGCCACGTCGAATACTTTCGTGAGGTCTTCAAAATAGGTAGCCATTATCGAACCTTCGCCGCCTCTTCGTTAAGTAATTGCTGGAACCTTGCTATATTAACACGAACCATCCCTACTGGCGCTTGTTTGGACCATCCATACTCAAGACGCTCTGCATATGGGAGGTTATTTGTCAGGGTAAACACATCCCATCCAGGAGAGTTTGTGATGTAGGTAGCCGCGCTGTTAATTGCTTTGTTTCCTGTCGGGTCGACGCCCGCAATGAGGCCAGTCGCCGGGGTAGCGCCGGT